GTTGTCAATATCCTCGTCTTGAATGAATTGTGGTAGCTTTTGAAACAAGTAAGTTGTGTTTGTAGTGTCGTAATCGGAACCGCTGGTCTGCATCTCGGATGCAAGAGAGATAACATCTGGATGTGTACTGTAGATAATTGGGTCTGGTTCTTCTGCGGATATTACAGAGGCAGATACAAAGCAAGAGCCGGTATTCCGAGAAGCAGATGAATATCCTGTCCATGTGCCGTTAGTTAATCGACCAGAATAATCCAATACTTTAGAATCAATCGAAGTGCTAGTTGTAATCCCTTCATTGAATTTGTAATAGCATCCAAGAGCCGTGTTGTTGTCCTCGGTGTTTGCACCACCGGCAATTGATTGGAACCAATTCTGATTGATGAGCTTAGAGGTTCGGCGGGTTTTCCAGAATCTAAATTCATCCAATGAGCCGCTTAATTTACCAGCGCCAGCGACTGCGGATGATCCGTCGGGTGATGTTTTCAGTGCGCCAAGACGAGCATTGACTCTACCAGATATCTCATCAACTCCAAAAGAGCCAATATCTCTTTGGTTTTCTAAAGCCCCATCAACATAAAAATATGTTCGAACACTTGTTGATTGCGAAATAAAAGAAATGGCATAATGATGCCAGTTAGAATCAACTAACGAAGAAGTAGTAAAATTTGAACTAACAACAGTTTCGTCATCAAAACCTTGAGTCCCATTTCTAAGTGTAACTCTAATTGGATCAGCACCAGAGTCTCCAACACCTGAACCAGTCAAATAAATTGTCAGACGACCATAATCAGATGATGATGTGTCTTCTGTATTCCAAAGATCGAGAATAACTTCTTTTTCGGTTTTAGAAACATCGAAAGCATCTTTTTTTAACCAAAACTCAATTGTATTACCATCAGAAGGCATCAGAAGAAAGTTTTGTGTTCTGTTTTTATTAGAATCGTATTTGATTGATTTATCAAAGTTTTGATAAAGCTTACCTGTTTCTAGGCCGGCGGAAGCTGTGTGTAAGCCGCCGGCAGCATCAATATATTCTCGAGATGCTGGATATCCATAACCATCTGCTGTTGATGTTTGAGAACCCCAACCATTAGCGCTGAAGATAGCGTAGCCAGTTGATCGAGGATATTTATTATAATACAGCCACTCTTCTAAAAATGATGAAGATAATTGAAATTGTAGTTTTTCATTATCTGAGCCATCATAAGGATAAGTCTGATAAATTCTCTTGATGGCTGAATCATAGTAAAGCTCAGCAGAACCAAATTTTACAAACAAATTTGGATCGGAAAAGTCAAGGAAAGGAACAAAAGTTGAATTATTTTTAATGACAGTGTCTAAAAATGTTGGAGATTCTAAATCAACGCTTCCACTTTCAGAACTTTCTATAACTGCTACTTTTGATTTACTGAATAAATCCTTAATAGTCATATTTGTTTACCTTGAATTTAAAACTATATGGCTGCTCTATATAACTTGCTATAGCATCATCATATATTGCAACTTGAATGTTGTATGCATACCCCGGTTCTAATAGTTTCATATCTAAATCAAAGTAATTACCAGATACATCATAAGACATTAAAGTGTGGTAAGCACTACCAGTGCCGTAATCAACTACAACATAATCATCGGTTGCGCGCGTAATTTGATACGAAGCACTTCTAAATGTAAGCGTTGGAATTGTTGTTTGGGCGACAGTGTAAATATTTGGTGACCAACCTTTTTCTCTCGCAAACATTCTAAATCTAGCTGATTGATCTGGATAATATTCTTTTTGTAAATTTGTAAAATTAATTACATATCTATTTGTTTCTGAATAATTTGCGGCCTCAAAGTTTTCAATATCTATGGTTCCTGTGTGATATTGTGTTATTGCGTCAATAGCAGAGTTTGTTGAGTCGCTACCAGTGAACCAAACATCAAAAACTTTTGTTAAAGTTGAAGATCCAGTAAACGCAACAGAGGCAGAGTAAATACCTGTTGAAACAATCCCTCCAGTCACAACAAGATTATTGTCTGAGTTGACATGTGTTCCATCAATTACAAGAATCTCTGGTGAAGACGATGGCGTAGTATTACCGGCAGATCCAGAAAACAAAGATACAAAAACACGTTTGTCATCACCAAGATCTGGAATATCTCTTAATCTACCTCTAACAAAGTTATAAAAATATATTGTATTTATATTATCCTCGGCAGATGCTAAAGATGATGACAAGTAGAATTCTCCACGATCGTCTTTCAAACGAGAATCCCAACGAGCCTCAAGGACTGGTCTTTGAAAAAAGAACTCGGTTCCTCTTGCAAAGAACTTTTTTGTATAATATGATAGGCTGCCGCTTTCAAGATGATCTGGTAATTTAACCATAAAGCCATAATTTGAACGAGTAGAATCAAGCCAATCTTCAACAATTTTGCTCACATCGGCAGACATGTCTTCGTTACCAACCGGAAAAGAAGCTGTGACATTAGGAGTTTGCAAGAAAGATCCGCCCTCGTCATCCCATGCGGTCGAAGCAGCAGAGCGAATCCAGTTGGATCCAATCACATCATAAGTTAAATCGGTATAGTTTTCCATATCCATGCCGATGCCTTCTTCCCATTCTGCTGTTATAGGGTGAATATTTAAAGTATAATTTCTTGGGAGTGTACTCGAGTGTCTAGCATTATAAAGTTTCAATCTCCATTCAACAGAGCCACTAGCGGGAATTAGACCAGCAGCGCGATCAGTATTGATGGCATCAGTATCAAATTGTATTAAAAATCTTTGAAGCTCAACCGAAGATGTTGTTGCTTGAGCATAAATCGAGAATGCTTCTAAAATATCTGATTGGCCCATATTCGAACCAGTACCTCTTGTCGAGAGATCTGCTTTAAATGAATTGGTAATAGTATTGTCTTTATTTGCTAAATATCTTTTAACAGCCATTATCTTGCAGTTCCTTTAATGTCTCTTCTTGGAAACTTTAATTCAAATATAGCATTTTTTGGTGCTTTATAAAATGTTCCATCTCTTGATTTTATATCTTCGAAATTTACTGATGTTCCAGAGTAATTTCCGCCGCTAAGATTGTAAATTTTAATTTTTTTAACATCTGAGACACCGTCAACTTTAGAAATTATATTAGAGATCTCAGAAATATAAATTGGCTCTCCAATATAAAAACCAAAATCATAATCTTGAATTATTCTCGAAATCACACGATTAACAACATCGGTCGGATTAGCATCTCTTGTTACGGTTACTTGAAAATCAATTCCGAAGTTTATAATTTTTGTATCATAAATATCGATAACATCATTCAACATTTTATATGAAGAGATCCATTTTTTAAGATTCTGTTTTGTTACTTCGTTTGTAGTTGTTAAATAACCATTAGTATCAGCAGATATCAAATACAAAGCTAATCTTCTATTCGTGCCGCTTGGATCATTGACGGCATTTGCTCTTTTGATAGATCCGTATTTTGGCGGCATATTATAGCATAGAGATTCGTAGTCTTGCTTACTAACTGCTCTGTTCTGCATTGCATAATAATTTTTAGCTCTTACTTTTAGCTCTTCATTGGTAATCGCTGTTGTGTCGAGTGAAATAGGTTCATCATTATTAACCTCTAATGATTGCTCCACAGCTAAACGGGTCGCTTGTACCAAAGAATCTGGGTTGTCAAATCTAATAATTTTTGAAGATACAGTATTCAAAGCATTAACAGGAACATTAGTTGAATTAACATCATTTACTTTATAAACAACGGTTAAAGTTGTTCCGCCGGGAGAAATTCCTAATTTGTTTGTTCTCATTAATTGTGTTGGGTCAAACGATCTATCTGTCACATATCTTTTGCCATACATTTTAACAGTTGCTTTTGCAGGATCGACTAATCCAGTCGTTTCATCTTCTTCCGAGCCGAAGCCAAATTGCATAAAAGTGCCTTGATCATTTTGCTCAACAACAAATCTTCTTGTTGCAACAAAAGGTTTTAAAATGCTTCTCACATTATCGCTAGCTGCGTTTTTATTGGTTGTGTCGATAAATACAGTTTCTTGCGAAAGATAATCAACTTCATAATATTTGTTTCCGTTTCCATCAACAACAGAAAATATTTCAGATATATTGGTGCCACCAACTCTTAATTTTCTAAATCTTTGAAATGGCTCGCTAGATAAATCAAATGTTACAGTTTCGAATCGACCAGAAACTACTTGCCCGTATGCTCTAACTGCAAAAAAAGTTGTTGCACCATCTGTAGGATCAAACCGTGCTGCAACAACTTCGTTCTGTGGATCATCAAAACGAACATCTTCAGTTAAAATAAACGAGCCTCCGCCGCTACTTTGAAATGTTGTTCCGGCCTTTACAATCGGATAATAAGAAGTATCAGGAGCTGTTCCATTTGCGTTTGCTGGGACCAAAACAAACATTGCAATTGTTCCATATGCATTTTGAATTCCTGCAAACTTATATCCTAGAGTATTGGCATGCTTGCGGATATTGTCAAATTCAATTGATGTGTCGAGGAACGATTCATTTACTTGATAATCTAAATAATACGACAAAATATCACTGGCATATGCGACACTATCTAATACCAACGAGGCAAAAGATGCTTTTGAAAAGTCATTAACTCTATTAGGGTAAAACCTTTTAGAGTAATCAACCAAATCAGATTTAATAGAGTCAAAATCTCTACTGGTGTAATTTATTGGAACAATTTTCTTTTTAGCCATTTAAAAGACCCTCTCAACTTATAATTAGTCGACAAACGAATTATAATGGAAATGACAGATCTATTTGGTCTAGTTGATCTAGTTTAGGAATATAATAATTTATTATAACTCTCATAACCTGCGAGTCTGCATCTACTAGCCCAACTCTTAGGTTATTTATTGTTATATAAGGCATATATTGAGAAACTTGATTCGTAATCCTTGTTCTCACTTTTGAATAAGTTTGCTCATTAGCAAGTTCAAATAAATAATTTTTTATACCAACTCCAAAATTAGAATCAGTTAATCTTTCTCCCGGTGCAGTCAACAAAAGAATTTTAAAATTTTGCTTTACTTGCTCTTTTGGATCTGTAATATCGGTCAAAGGATCTGTTGGAGAACTTAGCAAAGGTCCCTGAATAATGTCTTCGAATTGCGATAATTCTTCCCAAAATGGATTTGTAGCCATGATAAGTTCCTCTAGTTCTTAAATAGTCCGCCGAATTCTCCAGCACATTCATTGCCATCTTTGTCATATGGTCTTCCGCGCTGTCTACGTCTTCTCCACCAACGCATCGATGGATCCGGTCTTCCGAAGATGCTTCCTTTTTTCAGGTCTTCAAATATTTCTGCTAATGATCTGCCATCGTCGCCTTCGGGAACCTCGAAATCATCAGATCGATAGAAAGCAGCAAATAATCTACGACATTCTCTCTTGGAGTCAGACAGTACCTCGCCCTTCCAAGCATCATCGAAACGGTCAATAATGTTATCAACATCTCTTTCAACATCAGCACCAACAGCTTGAATGAAGGCCTCGTTTACATACGTCAACAGAATAGATGGTAATTTCTTAATTCCAAACACATAATCCATAAGGAATACAAACTCATCAGTCTTCACAAGATTATCGATGTAACATTTAAGGTCTTCATCCAAAGTTGGGTTATTAAATTTTAATTCTTTGAATTTAATGTCTGGAATATCTTGCTCAAACGATGCAACAGGGATTGACTGTAGGTTGTATGACTTTTCTTCTCGAGCAAACTTGGCATCGATCTCGCCTTCGTTTATTTTTCCGGCAAGAATAGCATCGGGCACCATTATAATCCGAACACCGAACTTCAAACCGGTAGATCCAAGGTATGTATCGCTACCTTCGCTTATTGAAGCATCGCCAAAGATATCTGAAATATTGATATTCTCGTCAAAAAGATCTTTTGCTTGAGAGAAATACTCTCCAAACTCTTTAATATTGCACACGCCTTTCAAAGAATTTGGCATATTCTTGACAATTTGTGCGGCTTCAGAGTCAGGATTCGCCCAGAATGGACTCTCGGAATAAAATTCTTCCGGCTTCTCGACCGTTCTTATGTATTTTTCAATGTAAAAGCCGAAACCACCGGCTGCTGTAAGATCAACAGAGCTAACGTCGCCAACATCTGGGACTGATCCGTATGATATTTCGCCTTCTGCAATTGGTGCTTCTGTCTCTGTAAGTCCTGATTTTAGTGCGGTTTTAGCGTAAACATCAGGTAAAGCCAAGGTGTATCGATAAAAATCATAAATATATTGACTTCCATCAAATCTTTCGTTCAGATTTGACATCAATTGGCTTATTTCGTGACTAACGAGGTACTTCAAAAGAATTTTGCATTCTCTTCTCACATCATAGATCGTGTTTATATGTGACGCAAACCGAGCGCCATTAAGCGTAAGAAGAAGTGGATCAAAATCAATTGTCTGATCAATTACAACGCCTTTCTGAGCAAGTGACGGATACCCTGCGATATAACAACCTTTTAAAACCTGTCGAACTCTTGGTCGATTTTTGTAATCTTCGTCAATTTTAGCAGGATTGATAGTTTTGATTCTTTCGATTGAAGAACCATGGCCTTTGATAATTTTAAGAACATCCCTGTTTGGATACAAATGACGTCGTTGAGCTTTGTCAATAATCGCTCTTGCTTGATCGATTTCTGAATTGGATTCAATTTCACCCATCTTAACTTTGCGAACTAATGCCATAACAGCACACTCAAGGAAAAGAAGCCAATAATTATAATTTTGAACCCTTCCTCCAAATATAGGAATAAGCGCCTCAGTTTCAGATAAGCCTTGTTCCATCTTTTCTACAATTACGGAAGCAAAGCCAGTATCATAATTGTCTTCGGAATATCTCATGTGAGAAAGAACAGGCATTGATTTTACCATTGCCTCGCATGCATATATTCTAATTGTTGCCGCAACGGTCGTATCTAAATAAGCAAGCGTTGAAGGATCAGATATTTTATCAAACGGTGTATGGTTGATACAATCAGGGTCCTCGCTTAATCTTGAATCAGGTGGAATTGCTTGCTCAAGTTTTGTAACATTATCGGCCAGTTCTTTTAAACCGATAAAATCAGTTCGTCTAGGCTTACAACCATCAAACTCCGGAACAAGTGCTGATGCAATTCCAAGCCAACCTTTAAATTTCTGCGGTTCAATATAAAATGGTGGATTAGTATAGCTACCGCCATAGATCGCAGGATCTAAGAAATGAACTCTTTCGTTATTCGTAGCCGATTTTCCTAGAACCATTTCTTCTTCGTCGTATGTATATTCCCAAGTGCTCTCGTCAGATGTCGCTTCAGGGTTTACATATAACACATCATCGGGCGTCAGATTGTTTGCAACATATCCAAAGTCATAACCCTCCGGCTGACTTCCGTCTAGTTTTTGATTAAGGCCCTTAAGTACGCCTTTATAGAGATACTCCATATAATTTTTATATGAGTCCTTTGCTATTTGTTTAACTGGAAGTGCAGAGTGCCCAGAAGCCGAGAGAATAGAGCTAATATAATTTGAGAATAAAACTCCTTGATATGGAACTTTTAGCTCTTGTAAGCTTTTTTCTGTAATTGAACCATGTTGCTCAACTAAAGCAGAGCCAGTACCCGAGATACCAACCGTATTAACAACTTTATATTCTAATCTATCGTATGGAATTTCTTTATCTTCTTCGTCTTTACCGAAGAAAGTCTTTTGATATTCGTTTCCATAATAATAAATAAATGTTCTGTATCCCAATTCTTTTTTAAATTTGATCTCGCCATCTTCATAATTGGTAAACATTAATTCATATTCAAAGCGGCAGCCTTCGTTTTTATCATTAAAGAAATCAAGAATAAGATCTGGTTCTTTTCTATATGTTCTGCGGTATTTGACATTAACGTTTTTCAAGCCAAACCCAATATCCATTGTTTTTGTTTTTGATTGAGGACGAACTTTTTCTGTTGTTTTAAAATCAATTGCAAAATCGTTTGCATCCAACTTTTCTTTTGTCAGAATTCCAACTGTCTCTGGGAATACGCCTATTGGCTCTTCACTTGAAAGTGCGCCGAAATATATTTCACCAAGCTTAGTTGCTGAAAACTTTTCCTTCTTTGCATCCCAATCTTCTTGTGAATTAGCCCAGTCAATTTGGAAAACAAAGTTGTTTGATCTTTGCTCATGTCTTCGAAGAGGTAAATTACATGTATCGGCAAGGACATTGTCTAAGAATGAGTCTCTCTTTCCAATCATATCATTGGTAAACGCAAAAGCCAAAGATCTAAATGTGCCCTCGGCAAGTTCTGCTGCTTCTTGAAGCGATTCTTCAGTATCCAAAGCAACAATTGAAGAAGCGTTTGTTGGAGGACAGAATGGATCATTCAAGCGACCTTTGTCATTTGGATTTGGATTAAAAGCATTATCAATTGCATCGCCAAGTATTTGATCTGGCCCTTTGGCCAATGCATCTGCCAAATCAAGCAAATCACCAGCGGCACGATCATTAAGTTTCGCTACATAGTCCTCTGCTTCGACTGGGTTCATGCCGGCATTGGTCAAAATTGTTTTTCTTTTATCGTTCCATTCGTCCATTTGTTCTGATGTCAAACAAACAGAAGAATCAACTGGTGCATCAACGCCGGGTCTTGTTAATCCATCTCTAACATTTGCGCGTTGTTCAGGAGTCAATCTATTACCAATGTTACTAAATATGGCAGCGACTTTGCTTGGATCATCAAAGAATATTGCAAACTCTGGAAATTTAAGCGAGATTGTTGAGGATATTCTTTTTAGTGTGTTAATATCTTGCTCTCCATCATTGGCAACCAAGAGTTGCTCCAGTTCTCTTCTAGAGGAGATTCTTGCAATTGTTTGAGTTATTTCTTTGTGCTTATTTTTCAAATCGCTTGCTGTTGCATTTTTTGCCAAGTTCTGTAATTTTGTGTTTGTAATTCCAGCATCGGTCAACAAACTTGATGTCAAATCATCAACATCTGAATCACTTGTGCCATCATCACAAAATAAATCACGCATCATGCCACCAAAGTTGGCGTCTGGGCCCTTGACAGCTTCGGCGGCAAACCTGCCCACGGCCTCTAGAGCTTTACATAAAGCATTTTCAATTGTTAGCAATACTTTTAATAATAATGCTGTAATAACCCTTGTTATTAAATCTGCAACAGCATCTTTTAATATCTCTACCAATTTATCAAATATAATCTTCGCTAGGCTTCTAATATTTGGTAGTCTCGGAAGTTTGGGGAATGCAAGACGGCCGCCATCCAAACATTGTTTGAAAGTTAAAGTACTCAAGAATGATCTAATCGGAGGATAAATAAAGTGAACATTAGGACAATCAAAAGATGCTATGATTCTTCCAATCAATTTGGCGCCGGGAATCTTATCCAAAGCAGCGAATAAATCCTCGATTCCAACTAGAGACATAAACGCCTCAACATATGCGTCAAAAATTGCTCCTTGGACATTTCCAAGCGCTTTCCCAATAGAGCCTTGACGGACTTGCTCTGGATTAGAGACATCAACGACAATACCTGCTTCGATACGAGCATCATTAATCATTTGCTGTTGTTCTTCATCAGTCATATTCTGCCATTGCTGAATCTGTTCTGATGTCAATGAGCCTTGAAGTTCTTTGCCTTTCGTCTCAAGTTCTTGTATTTTTTTATTCAGATCATCTTTAATTTGATTTGCAACTGTTGGCGCTTGCTCTGGTGTCTTGCCTGTCAGTGAAGAAACCAAAAACTGTTTAATATCATTGCTAGCAGAAAATTGAATTGAGATTTGATCTATATTCTCGGGACTAAGTGTTGCCGGTTTTACTGGTCCGTTTAGAGCGGCAATTGATTGTGCTCCAACTATCCCATCTACTGTTAATCCTTTTAAAGTCTGAAATGAGCGCACTGCTTCATCGGTTTTTGGACCAAAATCACCGTCAATTGCAAGAATAGGTCCCAAATTATTTATCAAAAGGTTTTGTAATGTTTTTACATTATTTCCAGCGTCCCCACGGCGAAGTGTAATACCGGTTGGCAATTGAGTCGAACTTGCTTGTTGTTCTATATCGCCAAGGAACTCTCTTAAAGCAGAAACAAAATCATCAAGTGCCGATACTTGTGTTTTATATTTTTCAAGATTACCAGCATTTGAAGAAATATTATCAGACACAGACGACAATTGCTTTGCATCCATTTGCTGATCGGTTGTTACACGGCCGGGTTGATAATCTCTTTCCCATGGTGCAGGCATATCCCCAAATTGTTGAGCGACATATTCTCTGATCTCGGCTTGTTTTCTTGGATCTAAACCAACAAGAAGTTTATCCATTGCCGCAGGAGACATGTTTGATATTGCTGCACGGACGATTTGATTCAGAGCCGTTCTTAAGTCCATTCCTGACAATAAACATTTGATTGCTTTTTCGAGCAATTTATTGAAACCACAAATACCAAAGTTGTCGAAAAAGTTCTTTAATCGCTGTTTTGCACCTTCGCCTTTCTTTCTTTTTCCACCAATTCTTGATAAATTAAAACCAGACAAGCCATAGTTTGCCATTTCTTCTTCTGTTAAAAACAAAGAGACAAGTGAGTTCTCAAAGTCAAAACCAGCAATTGCTGCTTCTCTTCCGGCTGCAATGAAAGGGTTCTCGCCTCTTTCTGCGCCTCGCGATTGACGACGCTCTGTTCTGCTTGCTCTTGCATCTGCTCTATAAAATCTGCGATCATCTCGTCTTTGTTCTCGATTTTCTTTTCGGGCTCTTGGGCCAGACAATAATCCATCTACTTCTTTGTTGATCTCTTTGGTTGTCTTTCTTTTTGTTTTAGCAACCGCTCTATTGATATCTCTTTCTTCGTTCTCCGCTTTTCTTTCTGCACGGGCTCGAGATTTCGCAGTGCTTTCTAAAAGTTCTTGAAGTTCTTTATTGAGATTGTCTACTTTACCCGGGATCGAAGAAATTTGTTTTGAAAATTCTTTGGCTTTTTTAACTTCTTCTTCTTTAAAAATTGTCTGCGCTATGTCGTTTCCGTTTCTACGAATTAAATCTGCGTAAAATGCTTTTAAAGTCAATTTTGCATCTGGATATTTATCAAAAGCGCTCTGGAGAAGATCAGGTACGGCTGGTTCTTCTGTGTCCGATAATTGTGCATTATCATTACTTCCTCCGGCGTCTTCTGCATTTTCCCAACTTTGATCCACAATTTCAGAAGATGGTTTTATCGGTATTGGTGCACCATAAATCTGATTCATCAAGACAAGAACTTCGGCTTCTTGTTCTTGGCGGCGGGCTTCATCGGCGGCTTCTTGCGCCGCCTGTTCTTCGGCATCGGCGGCTGCTTGCATTTCAGCAAGTGTTGGTCCCGCTAATTCTTCGATTCTGTAATTTCTATCAATTATAATCGAATCCCATACTGCAACTATTATTTTAAGTTCTTTTTCTGCTTCTTCTCTCTGTGATAAAAGAGTATCTATCTGCTCTTGCAACTCTATTTCTTTTTCAACTTTGTATAATGCTTCTTCAGCCTGACTCGCAGCTCTATTAACACGTGCCTCTAAGATCATGTCTCCTGAATTGTTGCTTGTTTTGTTTAAGTCTTCCTGAAGTTCTCCAAGGATCTGATCTTGCTGAGCGGCTGCTTCTTCATCAGATGCACCAGAGCGTGCGGCATCACCAGCAGCCCTTGCAGCATTTGCAGCGCCGGCTAAAACCTTACATGCATTCTGGTTCCATTTATATTCAATCGCTTCAAAGGTTGAAATGACCTGATCAAAGAAGAAATCACGAAGCCCTTCTGTTCCGCCGTTATTATCAACAATGCAGCCAAGTATAGAAGTGGTGCCATCGGTCACACTTGTTTCTGGTGACGCATTTCCATAGTCAAGAGTTAGTTTTGGATATGTATATTTAACCAAAAAGTCAAGCCAAGGAGGTGTCTCTCTAGAATTTAAATCGCTGTCGATGGGATTTAGGTTGGCTATATAACCTAGGGCCGTTTCATTGTTAAACGGTGCTCTATACTTTCTCTTGTCTGCTTTGAGAGAATTTAAATTTATTATTTCATATTCAGGACAACTAAATCCCATAACTTCAAGTTTCTTGATGTAATAAGGGTTATTACCTCTTTGCTTAAATGTAATTTTGATTTTGTCAACAGCTCGGCGAGTTCTACGACGACGCAGGCGAAAATTAGTTTGTGATTCGATTAGTGACTCAATCTCGTCTGCGATATCGTCAATCTTATCAATATAGATCTTACAATAGAATGAGTTTTTGTAAGACCCCTTGATTGGATCATTTTGAAAAGCCAATTTTCCTTTCTCGGATTGCCACCAATATGCTTGGTATTTACTGTAAACTCCGAGAACATGTTTTAACCTTCGTATCTTGCCTTTGAACTTGGTACCGTCAATAATAACTTCTTTCTCGCCAGATGTATCAGATTCTTTTTCTTCGTCTCCAGCAAGGCCTTCCGGAACTCTATCAAAGATAAAAGCAGGAATTACAACCTTTACCCAGATTGGCTCTCCGCCTTTTGGTGTTTGATACAAAGAAACCCAATAGTCATCAGCACGAGCATAAAGTTCAAGCGCTTCGGGATTGAAGCCCTCAGCATTTAAGCCATAAGCATCAATAAGTCCTTGGCTCAATGAATAAATATCAAAAACACCGTCAGTAACACTTTGAGTCACCTTCTCAATCAAATCTTCTGTTTTTGCTCTATTTCTTCTCAATAATCTCTTAAGTTTTTGAGGTTCCTCGGCAAAGGCGAAGATTACTTGGTTTGATATTTCTTTTTCAAAAAATCGCAATAATTGATAGATTCCTGCAATCTTATAGGAATTTAAAATCTCACGAAGAGATTTACCCGATTCTCTCATTTGAGATACATCGTAACTATCACCGTTGTCGTTTACATTGACTCTAACAACATACTCGCATCGTTGTTCATCAAGGAATGGCTCCTCTGCCTCGTACCAAACAGGAACAATAGCATCGGGATTCGGTATGCAAGTAGGACATATCTTCGGAGGTGGTCTCTCCGCAACGGTATCTTCACAAACATCTTTCTGTTTGTTTAAAAACTTTGATTCATTAAGTGTTGTCATGTTATGTAAATATTATCCGAAAGGAAATTGTTTCTGCCCTTAATTGGTATTAAATCATCAAAATCATATGCATTGAATTCCATTAAAGTCAAATTAAGGTTAGTCCAAGTGTGATTCCATTTTCCTTTTTTGCCTTTAAGGATATCAAGTTTGTGTGCGCCCTGTAAAACAAAATTTGGTATATTGGTAATTGGCGCCAAAGGTACAAGCGTATGAGTATGGATTGCAAGAGCATTATTAATTTTGTTCGTTCTCTTGTTAAGGTCCTCGACTGCTGTGCAAATTTCTTGTATGAGCGTGGTTAGTTCAGAAAGATATTCGGCCAGATTATTGCCAAGCACGGCTGGTTGTATATTTTCTTCATCACCTGCTATAAGATCAATTCGACCTCTCATGTCAAGTTCGCCTCCAACAGAAGAGGTTTCTTTTTTAATTGAGCTTGTTTTTGTTGGACCAGCATAAATTTTAACTGATTCTCTCGCAATGATTCTTGTATGATCTGCTTTCAAAGCAATTGCGGAACGATCGTCGGCACTTCTGTTCTTGCCCGGTGGCAATCCAAAGTATGCGTCGATATTTCCTCTTTGTGTGATGTAGAGCGTCGCAGCATCTGTAATAAGATTTGGTCCAGTTTCAAGAGCATCGGATGAATTATCATATGCAGCAGCCAGTCCTGCGATCATGTGAATTCTTCCACACTTACCGCCAAATGCGCCTTTACCGGAACCTAGCGAATATGGCCTGTCTCGGCCGAGAATAACAAAAGCATTGTTATCTCCGGCAATTACTGTTTCGCATGGAGCTGACTCATAAATTGGAACACACTCAGCAAGCGGCGTATGGAACGGTCCAGTAAACTCTCCCGAATCAATTATTTCTTTTATGCCTTGATCCGTAAAGGAAAGACATTGAACATCAATTGGTTTCTTTTGTGATTTAAGATCTCCTGACATTATATTTGTCCTTTTGATTCGGCATGTATGGAAATATGAAAATGTTCGCCACTAAATGTGGTACCATTATTTTTTCTCGCTGCCCGATTCGATGCGTATCTTTCGCTTACTTTTTCCCATTCAAAGCTTTTGAACTTTTTGGCGCCGAGGTATTTATTCGCCAATTCCTCTAGTTTAACTCCTTGATCAAAAGTTAAATCTTTTGTACTAAAATCGATTCCCAAGCCGACTTGATGTGCCGACTTTGTTTTATTTGATTGCAAAATGGGTACGTTTCTCTGTATGTTGCCGGGAATATCATTTGGATAATTAATATAATTATCTAACATCTGGGTTCTGTAATTGGAAGTTCCATAAGTTTTTCTATACCATTCTTGACCGCCAGATTTTTGTACATTTGTGTGCTCAATTCTTACTTGAGCTCCAATAGTTCGAAATGTGCTTGTAGGCACTAAATTGATCCCAACATCTTGTTTATATTCGGCCATAAACTCTCTTATTATTACTTGTGCTTGGGGTAATAGTTCTTCAATAGATTTTGAACTTACATCTTCGAAATCTCCTGCCAATGCAGGAGAATTAGAGCCATTCTCAAAAGAATCGGCCAAAGAATTTTGAAAATACTTTGCGAGACCAGAATATCTAGAATCAGAAACTCTTGTAACTTTCGTATACCGTAAGCCACGCATTCTTCCATGATCAGCCGTTTGTGGGCCTTGATCATTAAACTTTAGCTCAACAGTGCATCCTGCTTGGAATTTTGGATCAGGCTCGCTTCCTTTTAAAGAAGAGTCAGGATAAGCTGTCAAACATGCACCACCAATCATATTATTCAAAAGTGTTATTTTTTGTTGTTCATCGGTAACTTTATTTAAAATATCGAAATCAAAAATATGATCGTCAATTTCTTTTATATAAACCTTTACTGCTACAAAGCGATTGGCAGTAGAGCCATTAGTTGTTTGTCCGGATGTCGCTGCTGGGTCAGACATTACTATTCCTTCAAAAGTTGTTTTTCCAGAAAACTTATTTTTTCCAAATAGTTTCTCTAGCTTTACCTCTTCTTCAATAGCATGTCTTGCAAATCTATCTTGAATTGCATCAAAATATTTAACAAAATAATTACTCATCGTCTTTACCTGAAATTAAATCAAATAAATCCTTTTTATCATCATCTGTTAAGCCAGCAGAGGCTTTTTCGTTTTTAGACATAAGGCCAGCAATCTTGACCAATTGTTCATTTGAGCGCTGTAAAGTTTCGACATATTTGGACATAATAATTCCAACTTCTCTATGTCTAGCTTCGTCAACTGCTACATATTTAATGGCGTCATTTAAAAGTTCTTTTGTAACTTTTCTATCTTCTTCTATATTTTCCAATGCTTTATCAATGCATTTTTCAAGTTTTTTACTCATAACCTAATTAGTTTTGATTCAGATTTTACCATCATCCCAATCATCTTTAAAATCTTTATATTTTTCTCGCATTTTATTTAATTGAGTAACAATCTGTTTAGTATTAAGTCCGGTTAATTCTCTTAAATATAAATAAACAGCTTTTTTATTTAAAATATCAATCTCATCAGCAGAGGAAAGAATTATTTTTATGGCCTCATAAACTTTCTTTTCATTATCTCGCATATCATCAGTTCCCCATGCGTCGATTTCTTCCCAAAGCTTCTTCCAAAAATCTTCTTTTTCTCGGCTTGAAAGGTAATTTGATTCAGCTTGGACTTCTTGTTCATAGACTTCGTTTGCTACAAGGTCATACTCAATTTCTCTTTGGCAGCGTTTGGTTTGCTTCTTTACTTTGTGAATAAACCAATTCTTCGTTACAACACTAAAATAAGAGAATGCTTTGGATCCCTTGTCGGGATCGAATTTATCTAATATTGTTATAAGCCATGCTTTACATTCGTCTCTTAAATCGTCAATATTTGCAAGCGAGGTAAAATGATAAGAATAAACAATCTTGTCTACCATCTCATTAAATGTAGGTTGAATAAAACCAACGTATAATTCTGATTTTCTTTCGTTACATTTCGAAGAGCAATACTCAACTATTGCCGCCTCGTGTACCTCCGTAAAATACATTCTCTTGGTTGACCGCTTGCGGCCTCGTCTCTTCGTCGTCATAAGACTCTTCATCCTCTTCTTCGAGCTCAATTGGCTCGGTTAATTTATAAATATCGCTATAGTCCTCCAAAACATCTAGCAATGATCGTGTGTGCTTGATAAGAAACTTCATTGTCTCATCTCCGTAATACATCTCGAGTTGAAACAACCGTTGCAAATGATTGCGATAAGTGCCCAAAAGATCCACTAAATCAGTAAGATTTTGAGATACAAACAAAACCTTGGTAAGTAGTTTGTTGATGTACCACACGCCAAAAAGATTGCCCAGAATAGACAATAATAAGGCAATAATCAGCCAGCTAGTTAGGGTCATTGATTCTTTCCTTTTTCATTTGTTTTAAAAGTTCTCTATTATTTTCTATTGTATCAATTATTCTAGACGCAGCAGTAGAATTATCTTTTCTTATTTCTTGTTTTTGAATAAGCTGAGGGATACGAACAAGAGGTCCAGTCATGGAGCATTCAAGGCACTTTTCTTGTGTCTCGGACATTCCATGACGGACCTCAAATTCACCGTCGCATGCATCGCAATGATAATAATAACGAGGCATTATTGTTGCGATGTCTCGATAGTTTCGCCTTCGACTCGAACAACCGGAGGATTCATTACAACCAATTGATTCGTATCATCAACTTGGATCTCGAAACCTTGAAGAACCGGAACGATATCCGTTTGCTCGAGGAGAGACTTTTGTAGTGCCATCATTAGAGCGCCGATGGCTTGGCTTGATAGAGTGTAATTCATTTTTGCTCCTTATCTAAATTATCTAATTCTAAATGAAATGTTTTTATGAGGCCTAAAACGGCTGATATTTTATAGATTCTTGTACTCATTTCAAAGATATCAGAATTTATACTATGATAAATACCTAAACCTTCAGAATCTATTTTCTTTATTAATTCTTTGCATTTTTTCTCGAGCTCAACTAGCCAGTTTCTTAATTCTTTATTTTTTTCTACTGTAAATTCAAATTCAGTCATACTACCATCTAAATGTATCTTTATAATAATCTACCAACTTTTTGATTTCTTCGTCAAAAATCTTTTTTGGTTTCCAACCTAGCGATCTTAATTTATCATCATTGAGTGCATATCGAACATCTTGGCCTTCTCTTTTAAATCCAAGATCAACATGATCAAGATAATTACGGTCATCTTCAAAAAAACATTCAACTATCTTTCGAACAGTTTCTTTATTTTTTTGTTCAAATCCACCAGCAACATTATAAATTTCGTTATATGTTCCTGATTCAATGATTGAGATAACAGCTTCGGCGGTGTCATCAGAGTGTAACCAATTTCTTACAGGATCGCCTTCATCATGAAGTCTAATTTTCTTTCCACGCTGAAGCATTTTAACAGAAATGGGAATTAATTTTTCGGGATATTGGCCTTCGCCATAATTATTGGTAGGACGAAGAATGAGATATTTCATGTCATAAGTCCGAGCCCAAGCAAGAATAAACATATCAGCAGCAGCTTTCGATGCAGAATAAGGATTGGATGGTTTGAGAATATCTGTCTCAATATGTTCGCCATCTACGATATCTCCGTAAACCTCGTCTGTACTAAAGTGGAAAAAGATTGGTTGATTATCGACGTTTCTTGGCTTCTTTCGAATAAGATCCAAAAGGTTTTTGACTCCAACTACATTTGAATGAATAAAGTCATTAGACTCAATAATACTATTTCCAACATGAGATTCTGCTGCAATATTAATAACATAATCACAATCTGGAAGATAACTAACATCTGCAATATCTTCTTCTAGAAAATCAAAGTTTTCATATTCACAAAATTCATAATAAGAATCCATATTGGCAGCATATGTGCATTTATCGATTCCGTAGACTCTCCAACCTTTTTGAAGACATTTGCGGGTTACATATGAACCAATAAGGCCAAGACATCCCGTAATAACAACTAATTTCATTTTAAAACCTCAAGATAATCAGAACAAATGCCAGCTATATTCATTTTAGAGTATTTCAATGTTTCTTTTTCTGTAAAACAAACAATTATGCTATTTTCACAAACCTGTTTATTAGGATAAGTCCAAATGTAACCTTTGCTAGTTAAAGTGAAATCGTCTTCTTGATGCCAAAAACAATGTATATTATTATCAATCATTAATTGTAATGCTTCTAAATTTTTTGCATGACACCATAAATTAGGGTTTTTTAAATACTCAAGATCAATTTGATATTGTGGACCGTCATGTCCTAAAAATAATTGATTTTTAATAAGCCATACATCTATCTCTATATTATAACCTATTTCTAGTAATTTGTCAAGAAAAAAAGGATTATTTTCTTTATTTTTTTCAATACCGTTGATATTGCCTCTATGAGAAATTAAAAACAAGTTATACTTCATGTGTACCACTTGTATCGCTTATCCTTTTATCCCAAAAGGAGTAAAAATCATCTTTAAAATCAAACAAAGTTGCTATAATTAAATCAGTATTTTTG